AAGCCCGGGTGACATTCAAAAGAAATGACAGCAGCACGGTGTACGGTATAAACATCGAAAGTGACGGAGTGGAGGTGATAGTAGAATGATAGATGAGGACATCATGGAGAAGATCATACCGATTCCTGACGAGGAAGAGGAAATGGAAAACATAGAAGCAGAGCTTGTGGAGGCAGACTTCCCGATCACGAACTTCAAAAAAGGCGGAGTGTTCTATCATATCATCCGGATGTTTGTGACATTGTTTATCGAGCTGAAACAGCTTGCAAGGACGATCTTGAACTCCTGCTTCATCCTCCATGCACAAGGAGATTGGCTTGAGATCAAAGCGGCAGACTTCTCCAAAAGCCTGAAGGAGGCTGTGAAAGCGAGAGGCTATGTGACAGTGTACCGGGCAGAATATGACAATGCCGTACAGGTAACAAAAGGGCATTGCTTCAAGACAGAGCCGGATGCATCAGGCAACGAGCTGAAGTTTTACGCTGTGGAAGATACGGTCATAGATGCCGGAACTCAGACCGGGAAGGTGCTTGTGGAAGCGGAAGAACCGGGAACCTACTACAATGTAGCACCGGGCAAGATAACTATATCCATGATACATATTGATGGAATGGACTATGTAACCAATGAAAAAGAGTGGCTGATCAGGGAAGGAGCTGACGTGGAAGACTACGAAGACCTGAGAAGTCGATGTACAAGTAGTTGGGCGGAGCTTGCGACAAGAACGATTGAAGAAAAGCTCAGAAACGCTGCAAGGTCAGTGCCGGGTGTACTGGATGCAAGGGTGGACGCACAGCATCCAAGAGGTCAGGGTACCGTTGATATTATCATCACGAGCTCTGCCGGGGAAGCATCACCGGAGCTGACAGCAAAAGTTGAGGAGGCAGTCGAACCTCTGAAGGGACAGTATGCGGACTATCTTGTCCGATCGAGTGAGGTAGTGGTACAGGACATCAATGTGATCATATACCTTGCACAATACGCTTCAACAGATGGAGTAAAAGAGAAAGCGCAGAACATCATCACCAACGTCATGAAACTGCCGAGAGATGAGATGAATACCCTGTACAAGGACAGTATCATCAGTGCTTTGTGTGAGATTGAGAACTACAGGAAGACGGTGTTCAAAGCCCCGACAGAAGATATGGAACTCAGTGGAGACAAGGTGATCATGGCAGGGAACATCACCGTGGAGGTTAAAAATGTAAAGGGAGAGTGATAAGATGGAAAGCTTTATTGAATATATGTGGTACCTCTTCACCTCTCCTTTTAAGAAAGTCAAGAAAACCCTGAATCACTGGTACACCCTGTGCAAAGTGTTCGGGAAAAGGCTTGATGAATGCAAAGAAGACCTTCTCCGGGCAAGGGATGAAGGCATGGTTGCAACCTGTAGCGATGAGATGCTCCCGGTACACGCAGCAGACCGAAACCTGAGCAGATACACTGGGGAATCACCGGATAACTTCCGATCACGAATAGCAATGTATGAGGAAGTGTGTCAACTTGGAGGACTGAATGAGGGCATTATCCTCGCGGTAAAAGCTCTTGGATACACCAACCCGGTCATCCGAAGTGCAAGGGACTTCAAAGGTGATACAACGAGGTGGGCGGAGTTCTACCTGATCATTGTCATGGACGTGGATGAAGAACATCCGATCGCCTTTAGTATCCTGAGAAAGACCGTCCGGCAATGGAAAGAGGTTGAAGCCAAAGACAACTACTATATGGAATACAAGACGGAAGTCAAGGAGCCCCACACGGGGGCATTCCAAAGAGTGGACTATAAGAAGTTTATCTACTTCTATGATTATCTGAAACTTGATGGAAAATGGCAACTTGATGGTAGCCATCTCCTTGATGCGGTGGTACATGGTTATCCTACACGAATCGGATATCTGTACCGGAGCAGATACGAGCAGCATTCCGCAGGACTGTCAATGGCATCCTTCCGGAACAAGCATACACTGATCACAACAGTGAGCACAAAGATGGGGTTCCGGGCGTATGCAAATTACTTCGAGGGCTTCTATCTGAAGACGGATGGAAAATGGCAGCTTGATGGCAGCCACACACTGGATGCCTTAATATACAACGGGGGTATCCGGTGGAGCACTGGGTACCGGGTAGAGCATGAGCAAAATATCCGGATAAAACAGCAGTACAGGGCGCATAGTGTCAGCAACAGATATGAAATAAGCCGGGAGAATGTGGCATACAGGCTCACGATAGACTTCTTTGAGTACCTGAAGCTCAATGGACTGTGGAATCTCACAGGGTCGAGAGTGATGGACTCTCAGAGAATAGAGTATCCGACAAAACAGTCCTATAAAACGGCAGTACACAACAAAGAGAATCTGACCGTCACATGGCACGAAGAACACAACCTCTTCTTCCTTGACGGTACATGGAGCCTTGATGGTTCCAAGATCATAGACGCATATCAAAAAACGGAGGTAATGTAGAAATGGCAACAAAAAGCGTTATCACAAAGATTCGTAGAAAAAAGATGGCTGAAGCGAGCCATACTACAGGGAAGATCGCGAAGATCACCCACATCGCCCTTGGAAGTGGCGGAGTGGATGCAAACCGCAAGGTGATCGAGCCTCTTCCTGAGAATGTAAGACTTAAACATGAGGTAATCAGAAAACCATACACGTCATCCACAAAGGTGTCAGAGACGAGCTATGAGTATGTGATCAAACTCGAAGAGAATGAGCTCATCGGCGTGGAGATCAGCGAGATGGCTCTGATTGATGAGGATGGCGATGTGGCTGCGTTCTCAAATTTCTTGGCAAAAGGCAAGGATGAGACGGAAGTGACCTTCACCATCGAGGACAACTACTAGGAGGTGTAGAAGATGGCAAACCTGAAAGCATCAGACAACCCTACATTCAACACAGAGATGGAAGCGATGGAGAGAACTACTCCGGGACACTATTCTGAGTGGAATAAGAGACACCAACAGCTTCTTGACAATGATCAGTACCTGAAAGACCAGAAGGATGACGAAGGCTTCAGTGTGGTCGATGGCAAGCTGTGCGTAACATATGAAAGAGAGGACTAAGAAGATGAGTAAAATTACAGAGCCGATGTTATTGGACGCAACAGGCAAGGAAATCGTGGAGAAACTCCACACACAGAATATGCTCTTGAACCTTATGGCAGGAGCAGCGATGGAAGGTACAACGAGTATGTCTGAGATCAGGAAGATCGTGCAGGCAGGCAAGGCATCCGAGGTGTACAATATCGGTGATCAGATCGTGGTACCGTGGACGGATGTGACTACCGGACAGAAATATGAAGCGGTAGGAGATATCGTCCACTTCGGGAACGTAACCCTGAAGGATGGCGAAGAGGTGCCGGGTATGTTTATCCAGTGGCATTATGCGACTCCGTTCGGTGTACAGTTTGACAACAATGAGGCATTCTATACAGCGAGTGAAGCAGAACTCCCGGCAGGAACCTACAACATCACGGTTGGAGCTAACTGGGGAAATAACTGCAAAACTGGCGAGAAATATCAGTTTGTACTCACCAAGCCTGTACCACAGGGCGGTATGCTTGTAGGATTTTGGGGAATGCCTGACAAGACCCCGGCAGAGTGGAGAGTCAGCTCCTACAGGGACGGAGCATCCACTGAAGCAATCGAGACCGTGAGCGTAACAGCAGGCTCCGCAGGAACATCCCTCGGTACATTTACTCCGGCAGGAGATGGCTCTCTTAACAGTCTTCACCGCCTGAGCTATGGATATAACAGGTGGTCACAGAGTGCTATGAGACAGTGGCTCAACTCCGACAAGCCTGCCAGACAGTGGTGGACATCTCAGAATAAGTTTGACCGTGTACCGGAACAGCACGCAACAAAAGCAGGCTTTATGAGCGGCTTTGAGAAAGAGTTCCTTGACTGCATTCAGCCGATCAAGGTAGTGACTGCCCTCAATACGGTATCTGACAAGGCAGACGGGGAAACAGAGGTCACATATGACACATTCTTCCTTCCATCCTTGGAACAGATGTACATTACCCCTCAGCTTGCCGGAGAAGGCGATGTTTGGGAATATTGGAAGAGAGCGTCCGGAATGTCAACAAAGATGCAACAGTGGCAGACATATCCTCAGATCAGAACCTATGCGATTGAGAGCCACACATCAGCGCAGAGCGTGCGCTTGCGCTCGGCTTATCGTGACTACGCGTGCAGTACGTGGGGTGTGTACAGCTCGGGCCACGTCACCGACTACTACGGCTCCGCGGTCGCCGCGCTTCGCTGCGCCCCGGCTTGTGTTATCTGCTAATCGCGGCATCATGTATCATCCCCTGCACCCACGGATGCAGGGGATAGACCAAAAAGAGAAGGAGGACATGGTGTGGCAGTAGCAGAAGGCGAGAGAAGCCAAAGCAAACTTGAAGTCATAGTGAGAGCCTTGGACTTGGCAACGTACACTATCAGGATAACAAACAATCAGAAGATATTCCTACCGGAATACAGAAGCTCCCTGACCGATGATATCATCAGGACAGCAAAAGACATCTACATTGATGCATGGACAGCCAACAACATCCTAGTAAAGTCTGCGGATGACTGGAAGATGAGAAAAGCCCTTCAGGAGAGAGCTGCCCGGAACTGTAACAATCTTCTTGCGCTGATACAGCTTGCAAAGACGATCTTTCACTTGAAATCAAAGCGAGTGAAATATTGGAGCGAGAAGACCATTGATGTGAGAGGATATCTGAGAAGTTGGAGAGATGCAGATAGTAAACGCTACGGCAAATAGCCGGAGCTTTACCATAGGGATGTAGGCTGTAACGCAGAACGTGCGCTTGCGCTCGGCTAATCGTGACAACGCGTGCAATACGTGGAATGTGAACAGCTCGGGCAACGTCAACAACAACAACGCAGTCAACGCGCTTCGCTGCGCCCCGGATTGTGTGGTATTAAGGACATACAAACTATCTCACAGAGATGGAGTCCGACCAATCTAACACAAGGAGCCGAGTTCCCTGCCAATAGGCAAAACAATACTATGATGATGTAATCACCGCCCTGATCGGGAGGTGTGCGCTATCAACATCATGGAAATGAATTGAATAATGAAGAGGATATCATAGGGTTTGAAGCCTTGTTTGAGTCCATGCAGAAATGCAAGAAAGGCGTTATGTGGAAGGGGTCAGCCGCCCACTACGTCCTCAATGGACTGGAAGAGACCCTGAAGCTTGAAAAACAGCTCAAAACAGGGACATATAAAGCAAGGCAGACAACGAAGTTCAGAGTGACATACCCTAAGCCGAGGGATATCGTGAGTATATGCTTCAGAGACCGAGTATATCAGCGGAGTCTCAATGATAATGCCATCTATCCGGCAATGACCAAGAGCTTCATCCAACATAATTGTGCCTGTCAGAAAGACAAGGGCACGGACTATGCAAGGGCGGTGCTTGATGAGTTCCTACATCGACATTACAGGAAGTACGGACGGGCAGGCGGAGTCTTGCAGGTGGATGTACATGGATATTATCCCAACATGAAGCATCAGGTCGCAAAGGATAAGTTCAAGAAACACCTTGAGCCGGATATTTACAAGCGAGCGGAGGCGGTACTGGAAGACCAGTACGAGGGCGATGTCGGATATAATCCGGGAAGTCAGATGATACAGATAGCAGGAATCTCCGTACTTGATGAATTAGACCATTTTGTCAAGGAGCAACTCAGAATCAAGAGATATCTGAGATATATGGATGACTTTCTACTAATACACGAAGATCTTGAGTACCTTGAACACTGCAAGGTCAAGATAATTGAGAAATTGGCTGAATATGGCTTTGAACCGAACCCTAAAAAGACAAAAGTGATACCGATAACAGAAGAAATCCTCTTCCTTGGTTTCTATTACAGGCTGACGGAGACCGGGAAGATAATCATGAGACTGAATCCGGCAAATGTGAAGCAGGAACGCAAGAAATTATACAGGCTAGTGGCTAAAGCCAAGAAAGGCGAGCTATCAAAGGCTAAAGTTGATGAATGCTTCAACGGATGGAAAGACCACGCAGCAAAAGGAACCTCCTACCAACTTCTAAGACGGATGGAGGCATATTATAAGGAATTATGGAGGAATCAAGATGGAATATCGACAGATCAAAACAAGCGTTTATGAAGAACGCGAAAAAGAGAACATGAGAGCCACCATCGCAGAACAGGCAGCCATCATTGACTATATCGCTCTGATGACGGATGTTGAGCTCCCGACTCAGGATACAGACATGAAAGAAAGCGAGGTACGATAGTATGACAACACAGAAACCACAGAAACAGACGGAACACAGCAGAAACTTTGAGAAGTACAAAGGATATTATGATCACGGCTTTTGGAATGCCAAGATGCTCAAGAACGCGGTAGTGAAGAAAGCTATCACAGCGGATGAGTTCGAGGAAATCACAGGAGAGGCTTATACAAAATAGTGAAAACGCCTGCCACGGTATCCGGACACACCGACCGGATGACTTTGGCAGGCTTTTATAAAGGAGGCAGCCTTGAGACGTATTGAGATTAAGATAAGGCTAAACGTCCCGGAATCAAGTGCGATTCTGAATGACATCAGCCGCTTGATAGAGCGGTACCTGAAAAGGAATAAAATTGAATTTCACAGCATAGATGCAAGGGTCAAATTCGATGATGATGAGTAACGTTATTCTCATCGAATGTGTCAAAAAAATGAGAGGGCGAAAGCCCTCTTTTTGAGTCTATTTTCCGGGAACTATTTCCGAAAAGTTTTTGACAACGATTTTGAGAATTTGTGACAAAAATTTTGAGCAGCTACAGTTAACTTCCAATTATAGGTATTAAAGGTAGTAGCAAGAGCTATGAAGAAATCTTAGATTTTATCCACGGAAAGACAGAGGGTTTAGGTGAATAATCAAGAGAGAAAAACAAAACCGGAGCTGTGGAAACAGATTGAAGAGCTGGAACAAAAGCTCCGGTTTATTGAAAATTTTTTAGAAACAAAGGGTCTTCTTTTGGAAACTGAGGATTATGTAGAGAAGGATATATAGGATACGGATGAGTTACCATTTGATTAATAAATTGGTGCTCCTTTAAAACGAGTCGTAAAAATACTGGAAGTTAACAAGAATAAGAAATAAGGTTTGAGAGGTGGCGAAAGCTGCCTCTTTTACATATAGGACTATTTATATTGAATATTTTTTACGGAACTGTCCAAAATATTCAATAAGGTTTGCGTTTTGCATTGTAAAGAAGTATAACATCATTGAACAAACAAGACGCAAATGTAAAAAATATTCAATGATAATTTAACTAAATAAAGTGAAAATTTATTTGATTGAATATTTTTTACGGAATCGTATAAAATGTGCAATAAAGGAGAGTGACTTGTGGATATCAAGAGAGATAAATACTTGAATGATTTGATTAATCGTATGCACAATGGAATGATAAAAGTTGTAACTGGTATCAGAAGATGTGGAAAGTCTTATCTGTTATTTGATATTTTTAAAAATTATTTGCTGGAGCATGGTGTGACTGCTTCGCATATTATTACGATTGAACTGGATCAACGTAAAAACAAAAAGTATCGTGACCCGGATACAATATTAGATTACATCGAGTCTTTGATAGAAGATGATGAGCAGTATTACATCATGCTTGATGAAGTGCAGATGTTACAGGAGCTTGAAGAAGTTTTAAATTCGCTGCTTCATATCAGAAATGCGGATATATATGTGACAGGAAGTAACTCTAAATTCTTATCTAAGGATGTGATTACGGAGTTTAGAGGCAGAGGTGACGAAATTCATATTTATCCATTAACGTTCAAAGAGTTTATGGAAGCCTACGATGGTGATATGTACCGTGGATGGGCAGAGTATGTTGTGTATGGTGGTCTTCCGCTTACTGTAACAATGAAAACGGAAGAACAGAAAATTAGCTATCTGACAAATCTTTTTAAAGAGACTTATCTGAAGGATATTATTGAAAGACACCATATTGAAAAAACGCAGGGGCTAGAAGATTTGGTTAATATCTTAGCCTCTGCCATTGGTTCGTTGACAAATCCCCCGAAAATTGAAGCTATCTTTAAAAGTGCGATTCAGTCAACAATTAGCCTAAATACAATCAGACAGTATATTGAACATTTGGAAGATGCATTTATTATCAATAAAGCCAATCGTTATAATGTAAAAGGCAGAAAATACATTGGTACACCGTTGAAATATTATTTTGAAGATGTGGGACTTAGAAATGCGAGATTAGGATTTAGACAGGTTGAAGAAACACATCTGATGGAGAATATTATTTACAACGAATTACGAAGCAGGGGATACACAGTAGATGTTGGTGTTGTAGAAAAGCGTGGAACTGATGAAAATGGTAAAGAGTACAAGAAACAGTTGGAAATTGACTTTGTAGCTAATCTTGGCAGTAAACGTTATTACATCCAGTCCGCTTTCAGTATGCCGACAGAAGAAAAGCGTATTCAGGAAAAAGCTTCTCTTGTAAATGTAAATGATTCCTTTAAAAAGATTATCGTTGTGAAAGATGTTGTAAATGTTACAAGGGATGAAGATGGAATTACTACGATGAGTATCTATGACTTTTTATTAAAGGAAAATAGTTTGGAGTTGTAAGAACTTCCTAATAGATTTAATACGCATAATACGGAAGGAAGTTACAGTGATAAGGGAAGCTCAAAAACATATAAAAGAAAAAGCATATGAAATCGCAACACTATCCAAAAATTAAGAGACGAAATACGAAGGACTTTTTCCATATTTCCGCAGAGAGGATGGAACGAATGAAGAAGAATTAAGCATGAAATGATCTCAAAATAATTCAGCTTGCAATAATAGGATTCTCATGTTAATCTAATACCATGCAGTCCACATTCTGGTGGACTGCAAAAAGATCTATGAACCAAATCGGTAATTATTCAATAAGCTCAGTATCTCGAGCAGATAATCCGATGACAACCGAAAAAAGATGAATATCGTCTGAGAGATTATGTGATTAAGAAATCTTGATAATTTTGCTTCTTAAATTGTATGGATCTTCGATTCTGCTATCCAATCACTTCCATAGAAAGTAATCTTATGTTAAGATGAAAGTAGTTTTATAATCCTTTCCTCAAGCGATGATTCATCGTACAGAAGAGAGGAGAATTCTATGCGAAAAACCAGGAAAAGTGTATCAACTAAGAAAGAAATATCACAATGCAAAACATTGAAAGAGAAGCAGGAAGACTTTATCATGCTTCCAACGGTAGATTTCTGTTTCAAGGAATTGATGCAGAATGATAACATCCGCAAGAATATTATCGCAGCACTATTGAACGTTCCATCCGGTGAGGTAGAGAACACGGAACTTATGCCTACGATTCTCAGAAAAGAATCGAAAGATGATAAGTATGGGATTT